TGGGTGGTGGTCTTCTTCAATTAGTAGCTTATGGAGCACAGGATGTTTATTTAACTGGTAATCCTCAAATTACCTTCTTCAAGGTTGTATATCGTCGCCATACTAATTTCGCGATTGAAGCTATTCAACAAACATTTAACGGAACTGTAGGATATGGACAAACTGTAAATTGTCAAATATCTCGTAACGGTGATTTAATTAACCGCGTATATCTCCAAGTAACATTACCTAAAATTACTGGTATTTCGGCGCCTGACTCTGGAACTCGATATGTCAATTACGTAGGTCTTCGTCTTATTAAATCTGTTGTTATTGAAATTGGTGGGCAACAAATAGATAAACATTATTCTGATTGGTTATATATTTGGAATGAGCTTTCATTACCCCTTGGAAAGCGATATGGTTATGATGCTATGGTTGGTGCGGACAAAGATGTTACTTCACATAATGATACTACTCTCTATATACCTCTTGAATTCTGGTTTTGTCGCAACGTTGGTCTTGCTTTACCATTAATCGCGCTCCAATATCACGAAGTTAAAATCAAGATAGATTTTGAAACACACAATAATTGTCTTATGAATTTAATTGCTACAGGCTACAACACTGAAGTATATACAGGGGCTGCTGCTTCAACACTTAATGAAATGGCTTTATGGGTTGATTATATCTTCCTTGATACTGACGAACGTCGCCGATTCGCTCAACTATCTCACGAATATTTAATTGAACAACTTCAATTCACAGGCACCGAAGCACTTAATAATAATGCTACAAATCGCGTTAAACTAAACTTTAATCATCCTTGCAAAGAATTAGTATGGGTTGCAAAGCCCCAGTTTCGCAAGAAATCGCATTGGTATAATTACACTGATACTGACCTTGTTGATTTCACTTCAACAAATATAGGATTAAATTATCCTGTAGGAGGTCATCAAAACAGTAATTATATTACTGGATTTAATGCAAGTAATTATATGACTGGTCAAAATTTCAGTTCAAATATTGGCAATGTTACTAATAATAATATTTCAACACCATTTTTAGATACTATCTTACAATTAAATGGCAATGACCGTTTTAGTGTTCGCGACGGAACATATTTTTCATATGTTCAACCTTATCAACATCATACAAATATACCAAGCAATCCTGGTATTAATGTATATTCATTCGCACTTAAACCCGAAGATCATCAACCCAGTGGAACTTTAAATATGTCTCGTATTGATACTGCAACACTGATGCTTACAGTAAAAGATGTTAAAAACGCGGAAGGTGTTTCTACGACATTTGATGGTATTAATATATATGCTGTTAATTACAATGTCCTTCGTATATTATCAGGCATGGGTGGTTTAGCCTATTCCAATTAATAATTCATTACTTAATTCATTACTTAATTCAATACTTAATTCAATACTTAATTCATTACTTAATTCATTACTTAATTCATTAGTTAATTATTAATGAATTATTTTTGTTAAATATGCAATGTGTATTAATCCTTTTTTTTTTCTCCTCTAATAGTATAAAGAATATAGCGTAAATGGGTGGTGGTCTTCTTCAATTAGTAGCTTATGGAGCACAGGATGTTTATTTAACTGGTAATCCTCAAATTACCTTTTTCAAGGTTGTATATCGTCGCCATACTAACTTCGCAATTGAAGCGATTGGTCAAACTTTTAATGGAACACCTGGGTATAATAGTCGTGTAACATGCCAAATATCTCGTAATGGCGATTTAGTTCATCGTATGTATTTATCTCTCAAAGTAGAAGATGCGGGAACCTTGTGTCCTTTCTATGGATTACGCGTAATTAATAATATTGAAATTGAAATTGGTGGGCAAAAAATAGATAAGCATTATTCTCATTGGTTATATGTATGGAATGAGCTTTCCTTACCTAAATCAAAACGCGCAGGTTACAACAGAATGGTTGGTGGTTCTGGTGGTGTTCTAACTGGTCATACTCTTTATGTTCCATTAGAGTTTTGGTTTTGCCGTAATGTTGGTCTTGCACTTCCTTTAATCGCCCTTCAATATCACGAAGTTAAAATCAATATTCAATTTGAATCAGGTGAAAATTGCAAAGGTCACGCAGGATCAATTGGAGCCTTCCCAACTGCAACTTTATGGGTTGATTATGTTTTCCTAGATACTGATGAACGTCGCCGATTTGCTCAACTATCTCACGAATATTTAATTGAACAACTTCAATTTACTGGTTCTGAATCAGTAAATTCTACTAAATTAAATACTAAATTATCTTTCAATCATCCTTGCAAGGAACTTATTTGGTTTGCAAACAGAAAAGTTTCAAATAATGTCCTATTAACTAATAATAATTGGTTCAATTATACTACATCATATGAAAAAATAGCTAGTCTCCCATATAACTATAATACTGGGCTTGCAAATGTTGCTGGAAGCCATACACTTCATACTAGCGGAAAGACTGGCACGTCATTTAATTCAACAGCAACAACATTTCCTAAAAATTTTGTTAATACCGCCAAGTTAATACTTAATGGCAACGACCGTTTCTCCGCACGCCCTGGTTCATACTTTAATCTTGTGCAACCTTATCAACATCACGAAAATATACCAACAAATGCTGGTATTAATGTTTATTCATTCGCACTTAAACCCGAAGAGCATCAACCTAGTGGAACTCTTAATATGTCACGCATTGATACTGCAACTCTTGCTCTCGACATACATGGTGATGCGACTTCGAGTTCAGGAGTCACTACTTTGAATATTTACGCAGTTAATTACAACGTTCTTCGCATATTATCTGGTATGGGTGGATTAGCATATTCTAATTAAATATTTAGTATTTTTGTAAATTATACTATATATTTAATTAGAATCAGTATTACAATTAAATACAATTAAATACATTTAATGTCCTTTTTTTTTTCTCCTCTAATAGTATAAAGAATATAGCGTAAATGGGTGGTGGTCTTCTTCAATTAGTAGCTTATGGAGCACAGGATGTTTATTTAACTGGTAATCCTCAAATTACCTTCTTCAAGGTTGTATATCGTCGCCATACTAATTTCGCGATTGAAGCGATTGAACAAACTTCAACTGGTAGTAATACTCTTGGTTCTCGTGTAAGCTTCCAAATTACTCGTAATGGCGATTTAATCCATCGTATATATTTTTACGGGGAACTTACAACAGGAACAAGTGCAGTTGCACTTGTTCCAAATGTAGGTCACAAACTTTTAAAAACGATTGAACTTGAAATCGGCGGACAACGCATAGACAAACATTATTCTGAATGGCTATATATCTGGAATGAACTTTCTCTTCCCGTTGGAAAGCGCCAAGGATATAATGTTATGGTTGGTGCAAATGACCGTAATATTTCATCAAGACTTGATGCAAGTAGTTCATATGAATTATATGTTCCTCTTGAGTTTTGGTTCTGTCGCAACGTCGGTCTTGCCTTACCTTTAATCGCACTTCAATATCATGAAGTTAAAATTAATATTGAATACGAAACTAGCTCTTTACTTAAAGATGTAGGGCTAACCAACTATACATATGAAGAAGAAACACAATTAAAACCGTTTTCAGAGGTCTATACATATACAAAAAATAATTCATTCAATGGAGACGTTACTTTAACTAAAGCAAATTTATGGGTTGATTATATCTTCCTTGATACTGATGAACGCCGACGATTTGCTCAACTATCTCATGAATATTTAATTGAGCAACTTCAATTCACTGGTTCCGATTCTATCACTAATTCTGGCGATTCCATGAAAAGTATTCGAATGAACTTTAATCATCCTTGCAAAGAATTAATATGGACTATCCGTAGTAGTGCTGCAGGTGTATATTGGAATAATTACTCAACTGCAAGAGTCGGTAATGATCATCTTGATGCCTCAAACCCTGTTACAAATGCTAAAATAATGCTTAACGGCAATGACCGTTTTGCAACACGCAAAGGTGACTATTTCTCTATCGTTCAACCTTACCAACATCACGAAAATACTCCTGACAAGTTCCATCAAGGTATTAATGTATATTCTTTCGCTCTTAAACCCGAAGAACACCAACCCAGTGGAACCCTTAATATGTCTCGTATTGATACTGCTGTTCTATCATTATCATCAAGCACCGAAGGAATCATAAGCATATATGCGGTGAACTACAATGTTCTACGTATCCTCTCCGGTATGGGCGGCCTTGCTTATTCTAACTAAATTATTTATTAACATTTTTTTTGTATTTTATAAAGCAATTATAATATAGAACCTTGCATTAAGTTATAAAAATAATTAATCTTTCCTATTTTTGGTAAGCGTAATTTACATATGATATTATTATCATACATAATCTATTATCCGTTTTGCTAAAAATTTTAAGTTGTCACCTTCTAATGTAGCTTTATTAGTAATATTTAAACCATATAAATTAATTAATCTCTGTATAGAATCTATTAATGAGCGTTTAATTTTGCCAGTATCCTTACTTTCTAAATTCTCTTTTAACTTATTTAATTTTTTCAAAAAATCAGAATAAGATTTAATCATGAATGCATCATCAATACTGCTTATATCATTATATTTAAAGATTTTTTCGTATTTTTTTATGTTTTCTTCGCATATTTTAGAATGTTCATTGAACAATTTAACTAAATTAGTTAAATCAGATTTTTTTTCCTCTTTGTCCTTTATTTCCTTTGAATAGGTTCCCTCTAACAAATCAGTTTTTCCTTTTGCATTTTTTAAATCATCTATTATTTTCTTATCCTCATTCTCTGTAATTTTTTGTATTTTTTTATTTTCATCTTGTATAGATTTTTTATCTTCTGCCAAAGTCGAAATTATTATGCCATAATTATCAACAATATGTTCTTTAGTTAGTTCCAATTTTTTTAAGACTTCAT